TCATTCAAGCCAGATTCTTCTTGGGCGATTTTTTTAGAGATTTCTTTATGTTGTTCTTTCAACGTATGAATCATTTCTGTTTTTTTTTCGATCACACGAGAAATCTCGTTGATGGTTATTTTCATATTTTGAAGTTTTTGTTGTAATTGTATATAATTTCCCTCCATTAAATTAAGGTCCAATTAAAAATTATACTGCTAAACGAATCGTATTCTTATCGCTTTTGCGCTTGCGCCGGTTCATAGACGGTGCCGATGCATTGCTTAAATTATCTATCTCTTCCACACTAATCACGCTTTCGTTTGGTTCGTCTAAATCGATTTTTTTGTTTAATTGGCTCAATAAAGTGTTGATATTATCCGGTCCTTTCATCTCTTCACGGAGGTTGGACGGACCGGATTCCTGGCTATGACTCATTCCGAAATCATTCATAAAATTGCTCAATCCAGGGCTGGTTTTTTCCATAGAACTGACCGCTGCCTTCGTAAAATGGTTCATCAAATCCGGATTTTGTCTCATAATGTCGTCCATGCCAGGCATAGCGGATTTAAACATCGTATTGGTCATATGAATCATCATACCAGAGCCAGCCAATTGAAATAACAATTTAAGCTCGGGCGCCATTTTGGCTTTTGACTTATATTTTTCGTGGAGTTCAGAAAAAATATCGTCGTAATCCTCTAAATTCTCGGTGACTTGCTCCGACCATCCGTCGAGTTTTATATCAAAGGGGTCTACTTTATTATTTAAAAATTCAAACCCGGTAATAAGCGTGGTCAATACTTTGCCTTGAAATTTAATGCTGTTGGTGCGTTCTTTTTCAGATATAATGTTTTCATATTCGCCTTTCATTTCGTCTAAAGAAGAGTCCATGCTGTATCGTTTGGATAGAGTGACGCCTTTGGATTCCAATTGTTCCAATTTGCGTAAATAATTAAACTTTTCCTTTAGTGTATCTTCTTTGGTTTTATGTTCCACGCCACGGATCTCCTTTTCGATATTTATTTCTTCTATTTTTTTGAAGGTAGGCTCCATATGAGCGGTTTTTTTACCAATCGTCACCTCTTCTAGATCGTTTAGTTCGCTTAATTCTTTATCTAGAGAAATGTCGTGCGATTTTAAAGAACTCTTTTTTTTATCGTTCATAAGTAATTCCACACCTCCACCAAAATCTACATCGGGTCGCTTGTCTTCCACGTCTAAATCTATGATTTCTTCCATTATAGTATCTTATATGTTTTTACTTTATATTTAATCGCACTCTTTTCTTAAAACATCCTTTAATTGTAAAAAACAATCGGCTAAATCGTCTTTCTTTTTATGTTTATGAAAAAAGGGCGTCCAGCTAGCGTATTCATCCCCTAGGATTTGTTCGCTAATTTTTATGCTCCATTTTTTTCTTTCTGCATAGGTGGTTTTTAAGGGCACGTCATACCCTTTTAATTTATGACAAGCACTCCAAGGACGAATATCAGCACAACCCTGTAAAATAAAAAACATAGTAATCATCCCTTGTAAGGTTTTCATCCGAATGGCATTTTGCCCTATTTGATTTTCTATGACCACCACGTCGACCGAATAACTTGAAAATAGGGAAAAAAACTTTTCGGACATAGTTCTTCCTATATCTATTAAATTGGCTTTTGAAGCCGACGTGGAGACGTCGCATAGTTCTACAATGTCCCATTCTACTATAGTATTTGTATCACGTTCATATAAAATATAAGCACAATTACGTATACCCACGTCTATACTAAGATACAGCATATACTATACTCATTCTATAAATTGCCGTTTTCGTAACGAGTTCAATTTCTCGCGACTTAAATAGACCTCTTTCATATCAGAAAAAGAATAACCGAATGGTCGGCTATCGTCCATAATTCCATTAAACTTATAGGGACCCTTTTGATTATAAATTGGATTGACTTTTTTCGTTTCGTCTAAGTTTCGTTTCCGAATAAGGTCGCCATGTTTGATTAAAAACTCCCTATAACTTTGATTGTCGTGTATACCATATTCGTTTTTTATGTTTTCATTTTTAATAGAACTTTGCGTATAATCTGTAAATTGTCTCCCGTCTTTTATAAAACTCATTAGTATAAGAAAATATTTAATTAATCCACCGAAGGAAGCGTTTCTTCAAAGGCTAAATCTACCACCAACGTCGATTTGTTGGTTACTAATCCGATTAATTCGTTTTTTTTCATTTTAGGGTTTGTCTTTATACCTTTCGTACTCAGGACATCCCGCAACGATTTTACACTCATTTTATTGTAATCTTCGTCGAGCTCACGGACTTCATCGAGTTCACGGACTTCATCGAGTTCGTCGACTTCATCGGGCTCACGGGCTTCGTCGGGCTCACGGGCTTCGTCGACTTCGTCGCTCTCTTCGCTATAGTCGCTTTCGGATAAATCGTCGGTCAATTCGATGTGTTTAATGTCACTGTCGGTAACCGGGCGTGCGTTCTTTAGCAACTCGTATAACAGTTTGGCTTGCTCCATTTGTGCCGCTTCAATATTTTCGTATTTACGCTTAAAGTAATAGCATATCAAGGTGACGAGTAACAAATTTATAATTAGTCCAGTAAAGAACCCGCTAATATCTAATAATCCCATATACATTACTATATATATTATTCTTTAATTGTTTTAAACGAAATCAAAGAAGAAATAAATGTTCTGGGTATTTCAAATCCTTTAAAACTTGTTTTCCGCCATGAACGTATGATATGCCCTTCTTTATTTTATAGGTATACTCGATACTCTCCTTGTGCTCTACCACATTCATTTTAATATTTTTTATATCCGTGTCCAACGCGTCAAAAATCTCGCATAGTTTTATGTAATGGGTAGTCAATATGAATTCTACATTTTTATATTGAGACAAACCCTTCAAGTAAATTTCTGCGCATAAAACGGCATCGTTCGGATTCGTTCCAGAATATAGTTCGTCGAATATACAAAAATGTCTATAGGTTTTATGTTCGTCGATGATAGATAAAATATCTTTGCATCGCCTTGCTTCTGCTTGGAACAAACTATCGCGACCGGATGTATCGGGTATATTTAAATACGAATGAAAATGATCGTATATATGAATATTTGCCTTTTTATAACAGCCCATACCAAGCTGTTGAGACATAATTAAATTCAATAAAACCGATTTGATTAAGGTTGTTTTTCCAGACGCATTGGGACCGGTGATCATAATATTTTTATCTAGAATGATATTGTTTTTGACCGGTTTGTCGTATATATTGGCTAAATAAAAAGACGATTTCATATACGTTTTTTCTTTTCCAAATTGACAACTATTCCACTTTTTCTTGGCATGTAAGGTTTTAAAGGTAATCATATCTTTTACATAGACGTTCAAGTGTTTGGCGTAATGAAAGGCGTCGTGATAGGTCGTATCATAAAATAAACTATAATATAAAGACATAATATACCCGATTTGACTTAAACGACTTAAGGTATTTTTATACGGAAAAATAAACGATATTTTTTTTAACATCTGTTCCAGAACGGCTTTTTGGGCGTTGTTTTGGTTTAAAAAAGCGATGTACGACAAATAAGGCGTCAAGAGCGCGTTCAATTGGTCGATTTGTTGAATGGATTGCTTGCAAGTTTCTTTGGCACAATCCATAAACGCGGATATAGTATGTATATTCTTATAAAATTGTATACACGAGAGGATATTTTGATAAATTTGAAATATATAAAAGACAATCGAGGCAATGAGAGTCGCTTTTTGCTGATAGGTCATGTATTCGTTTTCATAAAAAAACTTATATACATTCGTCCGTTTCATCATTTCTTGTAATAATTCCGTATATTCTTGACCTGAAATCGTAATGTTTTTTAATCTTAAAATAAAAAAAGGGACGATAAAAATAAAGATAGGCGTACAAAGGGAAAAGAGGGGCGCCGTGATATTATATATACTTAGTGTTTGCATAAAAAACGACGAATAATTTAAAGGGTCTAATAGAGCCACGTTGAGATATTGATATTTTTCCTTAAAAT